TCAGCCTTATGTAAAGCGATGTCTCTATCAACCATATCTAGAATCCCTGAAATATAATCGTCAGCAGCAACTTCTACCTTTGCAGGATCGAAGCCAACTGATGGTTTTGAGCATACTTCAAGAGATGCATACCAAGGTTTCCAGGTTTGATTATCAATAGATCCATCCTCCCTCTTGATAGGATCTTTGAATCGAGGAGGACCATATTTATTGGGAACACCCGTAACTTTCTCCACAATAGCAGAGATAGGCGTCTCAATTACGGTAGAATTAAAAGTAGATCTGCCTGTAACAGACCCATATACAACTATAGCAGGATCACCTGTAATGTAATTGGTGGGACATTTATGGTGAACAGTAGAACTGAGAGCATATTCTTTTCCCATCATAGAATCCTCAATATCTCTCGATTGGGGTCCTGCTAGAGCCGTTGTATTAAGTTCGTACAACTCAGCTCGAGCGGCTACTAACTGTGCACGAGTAATTGCAAAACCGCAACCTTTCTTAGTGCCAGTAACCCCTCCAATGTGAAATCCAATAATCTTCTTCACAACGGAATCTGACACAATAGGTGACATACACATTCCATCAAAAGTGATGTTATCCTTAAGATCATAAAATGATCCAGGAAAAACCTCTGCACCATTGTATACATCATTAGCAAAGCTCCAATACAATTTATCAGAAAAGTGCGAAGCATCCTCCCTTTTGCCATACATGAAAGCAGGACAAGGGTCTCGCTTATAATCATCACAAAAACTATCCATGTGATTTTTTGCTGGCACAACATTGGCTACATAAATGATAGCAGCATCGGTGCGAGGAAGTTTGTAAGCTTTATCCGGATTCAAGACGAATTTCGAAGTTCCAGAAGGTCCCTTAAGGGAAGCAATACAAGTTTCCTTAGGCAAAATATGGGCAGGAATTAAAAATTCCTTAGTCCGCAAATAGAAAGCTCCACTGAAACTGTTTCCAATCTCAATAGTATATAATGCAGAACGCAATCCTAGAGAAGCGAACTCCTGACTAGAAAAGTTTCCTTTAGTATTATGTTCAACTGGTGTAGGTTCCGTAACCTTCCACACATTTGCTTCCATATCACGAGCACGGATGTCTTCAATTGATTTGGGTGCTAATTTGCCTTGCATAGTTAAATTTGCTTTCACTGCCTTATAGGTCTGGGCAGCAGCATACATAAAACCAATAGCTCCGAAAAGCATACAAGCTGTCTTGACATGCTGATCACGAAGAGTCTTAAAACATTCAGGCAAGGTTTCACGAGATTTCACAAGAGCATCCATATAGG